GTTTCCCAGTCACGATCATACAAGGGTCAAGTCAGTTAGTCATAGGAGTAGTCATTCAACAATGTGCGTCGTTTTTCCCATAGCCCTAGCCATTCGTTTGTTCCAGGAAGAATCACTCTTGTCAGAGGTCATAGCGCGCTGAGCACGCCTTTCCCAGGAAGTGTTTTGGTCATTTGGCTTTGGGAAACCGGTAGCTGTATGGAGTCCAGGAAGCATTCCTTCGACAAGCGCAGTATCATCATCCGGCTGCTGCACATTATGGTTTATGGCAGTTTTCGGGTGGGCGATGGGTTCTTCGCTGTCGGCTTCTCCGTACTCATCGACGTCTATTTCATAGTCGGGTATGGTATAGTCAATAGTTTGTCCATGTTGAGCTCGATTGTGAGCAGAGACAGAATCATCGATCGTTTCTTGTTTGCCTACTTTGCGTTCGTAGGACTGCTCATTGATCCAGTTTTGGCCTTCAATGGTGGCAACTGTTTGAGCAGCTTGGAGCTTTCCATGAAGCTCCATCCTTTCCTTCGCGAGGTCACTAGACATCTGAAGGAGGTCACGCTTGCGACGATAGTCGATAACTCCGCCCATGCCTTTTCCCACACCCTCTACGGCACCAGCAGCGAGAGAAGCCCACATTTCAGCCTTGTCAAGATTCTCCCTCTTATGCGAAGCTAGTTTTGCAACCACTTCGCGCGAGAGGAAGAACTCTTTCTCAGGTTGATTGAGAGATGGCCAGGTCTCAGTGTGCCCCAGAGGGGTAGCAGTCACGGTACTCAACTCCCCAGCAAAGATAGAATAGTAGTCAAGACCACTAGTCCAGACTCCCTGGGAGTTAACAAGGACGGTGCAGATAGGGTCTCCACTAGGATAGTGAAGACGATAGGTAGCAGATTGGAAACTGCTAGAATCAAGAGCCTTCATCACATTGCGATAGAAGGTATAGTGAAGAGATCCATAAGGCATCGTATCACCACCCACTCCAGGCTGTACACCGGGTACAATCTGTTTTGGGTCGATCAAACGAAGAGCCTGATAGACTAGAGGAGCAGGAGGAGAAGAACCATTCAAAAGTCCACTCTTGACAACAAAGCTTCGGGTCTTTGACCAGTCGTTGGAAACTTTGAAAGGGTAGAATCTACCACTTTCAGTACCAGATGGCATATTGCCAACAGTAGCGATCCAACCACCAGCTTCAGCAAAGTTCCCAACAGAATCGGTGCCATAGTAGCCTGAGAAAAGTCTTCCAAGGTAGAAGTCAGAATAAGGGATTTCCTTCCAGGTCGGCTGAGCAGGCATGTCCTCCTGTTTGTCAGCAGAGGCAGTGAAAGCGTTAAACTCCGTGTCGGCAACGTAGAACTTCGCTGAATCAGCAAAGTCTGCGTCGTGAGTGCTGTAATGTGAATCTCCGGTTTGCCAATTCATGCGCCAAGGGAAGGAGATTTTTCCGCTGTCAAGGTCTCCGAAACAGAAGTTAGGGCTAGCAGCGCCTGTACCAGCAAACGGATAAGTACCAAAATTCGCAGTGAAGTCATCAAGCAAGCCACAGAAATAGCCTGCTTCCCACTTGTTGGAGGCGTCAACAACATCAGAGGCAGTTGCCTTTGAAGTATCATAACGGAACCCAACAGAAGGACCGAAGAAAGCTTTCTGCAAATCCAAGTCATTAGCATTTCCACTGGACCACCAAGCGTTGGAGCTGGAGATGTGCGGATCGGTGTCAGCGACTATGTCATTCGAGAATTGCAAAGCACGCATGGCCTCCTTTCCGTCAGTAGCAAGCGTAGCATAAGCTTTAGAAGGAAATTCAGGGAAAATGGAGCCAGAAGAAAGAGGAGGAAGTCCATCACTAGGAGAAACAGTAGTGTAGTCAATAGTGGAGTAGCGAGCGTCTTCAGCTAATTGAGTGGAGATATTCAGGTAGACTTTTCCTTCAGTACCATACGCATTAGCGATCTCGTTAATAGAAAGGATATAGATCTTTCCATAGGTGTTCTGCGATTGGGTTTTCCTGATGATGAGGTGGTTGTCATCAGTTATGGTAGGACGCACGTTGAAAGCTTCATCACTAGGGACGCTGAGGTCAAGTACCATGTGCAGGAAGTTGCGGTAGTTGTAGATAGTCGGAGTAATGTCATGTTGGATAGCAGGGACAAAGACGACGGCGATATTACCGTAGAACATACCAGAAGTTACAACACGGAAGTAGAAGTTGATAGAGCCACTAAAGACACGGTGAAGATTGGCGTAAGCCAAGGCAGTAGCTCCAACAACATCACTAGACCAGGGGTCGAAATTGATGTGGCTGAGGACAGTACCAGAGGTAGTAGTGGTAGGAAGAGGAACAATACTAACGAGGTTACGTTCATAAGCTTTGGTGAGGATACTTCCAGTGGAGCCAGTGAGCATACTAGTCTCATTCGGAATTCCACCGATGTTAGACATCATTGCCATTGGAGCCGACTTGCTGGAGTCGAGAACTGCAGGCGGCTGTCCAGCAGCGGGAATAGCACCAGCACCATCGCCGTCGACGAGAACAGAAGCAGGAGCGCCTACCACAGAGCTGACATTTCCTCCAGTTGCGACTGAACCGAGTTTCGGACCAGAGGTTTCTGAAGGGCCTGCCATCTCTGAAAGGTCAACATTCCAGCGTGACAAATTACGGCACAAGGTGAAAAGGGTTGAACGGTCAGCTCCATTAAGACTCCGGACAAAACGTAGGACATTTCCAGACCCTTGGGCACAAGGGAGATGGTCACTAGTTGGGAAGTCGTTGACCTCCCACTTAGCCTGGACAAGACCACAGACGACACAAATAGTAGAGTCAGGGTATTCGGACGGAAAAGGCGTGAGAGTGCTGTAGGCAAACCTCTCAATAGAGAACGGGAGGTAGTGAGCCATGGCACGAAATGCCGGATAGTTCAGGAAAGCAGAAGAATCAAGGTTAGTAGGAGAAGTGTTCAACATTTCAGCTTGCTCTAGGAGCATTTCACTAGAATGGTTGAGGAAGAATTGGTAGATAGGGACCCAATCATCACAAGTCTCATCTCGAACTACGACTTTTCCGAGAGCCTGGTGGGCATACAGCGCTTTGTTGTATGCGCGCTGCTGTTTGTTCTTTCCAGGACTGAAAGCCATAGTCAGCCAGACATTGGAAATGTCACCGACTTTGTCTTTCCACATCTTCTTGGCGTAGTCCAAGTTGGGACCTCCACGGACGATGGAGGCAACCATCAACCACATAGCAGGATAGTTTAGAGGGAAGCCACGGAACACGTAAGTGCTTTCGTTGCCGCTAGCCTTGTATGAGATCATCTCACAGCTGTACCCACTCTCAGAGAGAGTAGGCTCAACTACGGTATCATCCCAATAAGGCTTCTTTGAGTCAACCAAATGGTCATACTCAGAGGACATAGCAGTAGAGACTTTCATCTTTTTAGAGTAGAATGCAGGACGTTGATCAACAGGAATGAGAAGGTTCAAATCGATCTTCGAAAGCTTGGTAGTATCAACAAGCTCAGCATTATATTGCATCTGTACCGGCGCATCAGACATAAGAATGAGTTCCTGTACAGCGGCTTCCAATTGAGAGAAGTCAAACGAAACGAAATCTACGCGTTTTTCCAGACACCACTTCTTCCTCATGACCTGAAATTGGTCAAAGGTTTTACGACCGTAGGAGAGAAGTTCCATCTGGATGTTGTAGAGTTGCTCAGCCTTAACACCAGTGTTAAAGGTGTTAGACCAATGAGCAGCACCAGAAAGAGAGAGCATACCTAGTTTTGGGATATAGAAATTAGGAAAGTTCTCCATTGGAACCCAAGACTTAGAGCAGAAACTTGCCTCAGAGATTGAGACAAGAGGCTGATCATCTTCAGTCTTGCCAGCTCCAGTAAGGAGTATTCCTTGTTCTCCATAGTACTTCTTAAGGTACGCGAAGTCAAATGTCTTCAAGGAGGGGTGAATGCTAAAGATCATGTCGTCTCCGCAAGTCTTAGGGTTAATGCAGGAGAAGAAATCATCGACAGTACCACCAAACATGTCGACATAAGCAGAATAGAGGATAATGAGGTGAGACACAGAATCAGTAAGAGAGGTTCCGAACATACCGCTAGGGACACCACCTTGGCGAGAGATTACATCCTTCTCAAAAACAATAGGCGAGAAGGCAACACTATGAAACAGGGAACGAAGGGTCGTAAGGTAAGAGATTGACTGTTTCTCCTCACGCTCAAACTTGTAGAACTCATAACAGAAATGAGGAATACTCATGAGAACGTGCGCAGGAACAGTCCAATCAAAAGCCTTAGCGTCCAAACACATAATAGAATTACTGATACGGAGAAGGTCGTTACGTATATGGTGCCAGTCACGAAAAGGGCTAGTAACAAGTTGGAATGGCGATTTATAGTCACGGACGAGAATGGATTGGACGGGAGCAAGAACTCTACGTTGGTTCAGAACAGTGATAGGATCTACAACGTGGAAGACACGTTGACGCCAATGCTTTTCTTCGGGAAGAAGTTCTTTCTTCATTGAAGCAGTCACTGGGACCATGGCGGGATTTCCTTTTCGCCATAGATTCATCTGTTCATTAACTAAAAGTCTACATTCATCGTTCTTGAAACAGAGGTCCTTGTCAAAGATGTCTCCTTTAACAGCAGCCTTAGGGAACTTCATCCTAAAGACAGCCCCAGTCGAACCGTCGAGAGGCATTCTCTCCAAAGTGCGAGTACCAGTGATGGCGGCACTAGGAGTGAGAATCTCGATCTTGTCTGTCTGGAATTGCCTAGAGCAATAAGCACCTAGTTCGGCAGCCCTCTTAGTAAACTTCTCAAGTTTAGAAGGACAAAATACATTGGAATTAGCTTTGGAGGAGCGGGGGTAATGGATATGTTTCACACCCCTGAGGTCTGTAGGAATTTTATCACCATAGAGCTTAAGAGTTTGGGTTTTGTCAGGTACAGGGAATTTCATCTTTGGAACAAGTTCGTCAGAAAAGTTCATGGGATATTTAGTCATCTTACCATACATAGAACCAGCACGATTACAACTACCAACACGTTCAAGACCTGGACCATGAGGACAGAAAGACTCAGCGTGAGGGGGGGTGCCATATTGAATGACATCCGAGAAGGTTGGAAGGAAGTCACTTTGTTCAAAAGACTCAGATCCTTCAAAAATCTCACGACAAGCAAGAGCACAATACAAAGTAGACGTGGTAATACGAGCAGCAGCATGAATGCCTACAAGAATTTCACGGTTTCCAATCTTAGCAAAGATGGGACTACCACAGGAACCATCCCTAGTCGGTTTAGAACTGACGTAGGTGAGAAGTCCTGCATTAAGACCCCACTTGGCAAGACTGTCAAGAGTCAAACGATCAACATTGGCAAGGGTATGGCAGACACGCATATCCATCTCAGTTCCCGCCATAGACTTTCCATCAAATACGAAGAGCGTACCGCTAGAAAGCTGGGAGAGATCCGAGAGTGGCAATAGGCGGTCTGTCATGTCCTTGAAAGGACCTTCACGATCGATAACAAAGATGGCAATCTCCTTCTCGATGTACGAACGAACAACGGTGAGTTTAGCCATACGAGCATGACCATTCTCAGAAAACTCAGCAACATTAGCTCCAGCAGCAGCGACGTGACAAGGGCAGATGCCCATGTTGCTGCTGATCATAAAGCCATAAGACAAAAACGTACCATCATGGAGGAGGCTGACGGTGTTCTTCTCGGCAAGATGTTTCTCAACCGAATTGACAACGACAGGATTACTATTAAGGTGGATTACCTCACTGCGATCAGAATCTTCAATGTACCAGAATCCGTTTTCAGTATAGGCGTATCTTCCCTTAAAGTAAACCTCAAACTCGCCGTCACTGCGTGTAGTGAATTTCCTATTCCGAAGAGCAAAATGGAGGTTATGATAGTCGATAGCGACTTTCGTGCCAGCTTCAAGCTCATCTTCGTAGAATTTCTCCCCGCCGTGATAGAAAGATTTGAGTCCGGGTGTCTTTCCAGAATAAGAGTGAGCATTCTTCTTACCTTTTCCACCATGACGGTTAACACCTTCAGCCACAAACATATCAGTAACATCACAATTGGTCTCAAAACAATTGACAGAACCACCAGGTACGCAGCCACAATCCTGCTCGCTATGGTCGATAATTGGAGTATCTCGGGAGTTTAACCCTTTGTAGATACCAAATCCAATACCAACCAAGAGAGTGAAGACAGTGAGCGCAACAATAGCAGTTCTGGCAACATGCCTATCAGGTTTAACTCCATGCCAAGAGCACATTCGTTCACGGACATCTTCAGGCAACATGTCAGCAGAAATATTGAATTGAAGTTGATGAAGGTTTGAAGGTTGTTCTTTGGCAAGCCAAGAGAGAAGGTGCTGACGAGTAACGGTGTAGTCAAGACTTGGTTCATTGTAGGTTACGGTGTAGGTACGGACAAGAGTAACAGGATCAACGGTCTCCTTAATAGAAGCATACACAGAGTTGACATTGAGATAACAAACTCCTCCTTGAATATAGATAGTTCCTTGGGAGGTCACAATACGAAGAGTAACTTTCACATCATTCTTCATCAAATTCTGTAGCGCGTGGAGAGCTCCGGTGGGAGTAACATTGCGCATACTGATGAACTGAGCACTGTGAGCCGCCAAGAAAGAGACTCCGCGGTACGTATTACCGCGGCTGGTTAAAAGTCCGTTCACTATATCAGTGGGGTGAGCTACACGAATATCGATATCATAGGCAGGGAGGACAGCTTGAGGCGAACCCCAAACAACTCTCTCTTCACCGAGACAAATGCTGGGCCAGAAGACAGAAGACTTGACCACAGTACCGTTGCACTTGCGGATTTCGTTGTTATCGATGTAAACAACGTTATCGAACATGCGCCGTTGGTAACCATGATTAGAATAGCCTTTTGGAGCACTGTACCAGGTGCTAAGCTGACATCTACGAGTACAAACGCACAGAGGGGGAAGGTTACTAATGACAATCACCTTAGAAGCGACAGGAAGTGAATTGTAGAACTGCAAGAATTCGTCCATCTGTTGAGGGTCAGTGTGAGAGGTGAAATAATCGTCAAAAACATAGATTTTAGGAGACGAAGGGTCAATTGCCGAAATATTCGCACGAGTCATCCATTGAACAGGAAGGATGTAAGAACCAGCTTGCTCTATAAAGTTCTTGAGAGCAAGAGTTTTTCCCACTCCGGGCGCACCATAGATATACTGAACCTGGACATTAGTAGCAGCCTCAGCAACTTCATCAGGAGCCCAAAGCTTGAAATCTTTGCCACTCTTAGTTTTCCAAGTGGTGACATTGGAGGCACCAAGATGACTAGCCTTCTGAAGGTTCTCAAACTGTTCTTGAGCATCAACTATCCCGTTGGCAACAAGATCGAAGACATCAGCACAGCTCTTCTTCTGGAAATTCTTAGTATCAAGATCACGAACCCAAAATTCGAGATGAGAGAAGTCAGGCTTTCGATGAGTCTGGTTAGTACGGCTAGACTTCGGGTCATACTGAGGATCTTGGACTTGAATAACGGTCAGACGGGAGACGAAGGCCTTCATAGCCTCTTGCTTGAGACCAAGACAAACATCTTCAGGCGGGACATTACTACACAAAAACAGAGAAGTGAAGTTGGCTGTTTGAAGTTTATTTTCCAGAGCCGCTCCTTGAATGTTGGCAGGAGCAGAAGACATAATCGCATTGAGAAGGGGGCCCGGCGAATTATCACTGTCCTTCACAGTAGCGCCAAATTCGTCCCATACAGCAAACCTTTCATTGGTGACAGGCATGCTATACTTAGAATTAGCAAAGCTGTAAAAGTCAGAGGAAATGCCAAATGCCTTAGCGAGTTGAGGAATCAAAGCCTTAGTTACGTATTCCGTCTTGCCACGTCCTGGTTTTCCATAGAAATAGACACCAGTGGTAGCAGGGCGTACTTTCGCATAATTACAGGCCGCGGTTCGCAACTGCATCTTCTCAGAGAGGGAATTAACACGAGTCTGGAGGAGTGAGAGATTTACGTCCGAATTACTGTTCTTTTGTCTAAGGACATCTTGCATTTGGATGATGAAGTCCTTGATCTGTCGAAGTGCGGCACGGTCGATCTTGGTAGAATCTAAGGTCATGAACTTCAGAGCTTGGTCCTCGTACCTGGCAATCATCTTCTCATATTCACGAGAACTGAAAAGATCTTCACCAAAAAGGTAATAGACGAGGTCATCCGTAGACTTCAATAGTTTCTCAGAGTCGACAGAAGCGCGAGCGGCAGCGGTGAGAGTCTTGGAAACAACATCAATACCAGTGACTGCGCCGAGAACGGCTAGCAGGAAGGTACCTAGTTTGATCCTAGACTTCATATCGTTACCTGCCTCACTGGCATCAAAGAGAGAACCAATTGCATCTTCAGTAGGAAGAGGTGGGGCAGAAGGGGTGGTCTGTGTTCCTGAAGGGCCTGCTCCATCTTGGTCATCGTAACCCCTAGCAGATAGAGTTGGAGGAGTAGAGGGTGAAGCTTGAGAGGGGGAGAACAACTTGTTGTAGAGAACTTTTACCGCACGGAAAGGTGCAAAGAAAAGCTTCCGAACGCTGTCTCTGATAACGTCTTTCTTCCAAAGTATCGAATAAATCCGATAAATGGCGCCAGACGCACTCACAAGCATGGCCATTTGCAAGACAGCAGGAGTTTTCTTACGAGAAGCGCGGATCTTCATAGCTCCTACAGTAAGAATGGTGGTGAGAGACGAGGTGACTTCAAGCCATTCAGTAAGACTGACAGACTGGAAAGCTCCATTCGAAAAGCTCATGAACATGTCACGAATCTTGTCAGCAGGAGGTTTAGTGATAGAAGATCCATCAGGATTACAGGCCATCATTTCAGCAACGTCTCCACAGGGGTTTTTAAGGGAGGCCTCAGCTACAGCACTAATCTGGGAAAGGTTTCGAGCAAATGAACGAACCTTCTTAGAACCAGAAAAGAAAGAGACATAACTGAGGTAGAAGAGAATGGATACGGTGAGACACGACTGAGCAGGGAAACCTGAGAGGATAAACAGGAAGCTCAGAGTATACCAACCGCGGGTAGAGAGTTTGAAGCTACGTAGGGGAATATACAGACCCCTAACAAAAGCCTCAAGGACACAACGAACATAAATTGGCACGAGTAGAACATAAGAACTACTAACAAAGCCAAGGAACGTCACAAACAAAAAGGATGCGAAACGAGCCATATTCGGAATAGGTAAACCGAAGGCGGGTTTCACATCAGAGCGATACGCGAGCATAGCAGCAGACATATCGAGAGTAGAGCGATTTCTATCGTAGTATACGAGAGAGATCGCAAAGGATCGTGACTGGGAAAC